GCTGACTGTATAAGGTCCATGGGTAACTTCAGAGCTGGCTGGGTATAATCTAAAATTAAGTTCAATACTCAAATCACCACTTTGGTTTTTAAAATCAGGAATGAATCTTCTGATGGACATAAGTCTTTCTCCTGATTCAGGTATTACAAAGTCACCTGATTCTATGTAAGCTGTCATCGCTGAACCGTCAGCGTTGTTTCCCTTTTCTTGTGCATGCATAAAGCTTCTTCCGGCTGTAACGCCTGTGATGGTGCTTATTGTTGTAGTTGTATCTGTAGCACTATATTCAGTTGCATAAGGATATTGATATACCCCCTTATCCACCCATGAAGATCTAGAAAGAGTTCCTATGCTCCAAACCTTTTCTTGATAATTATATGTAACACAACGATCAATTACATTTGATCCACTCGACGGATAAAACCATGTACACTCATTAAATTCACTATTCAATGATGCGAATGTATCTTTCTGTGATGCTACATCTATATCCGTGAATACATAATCCTCTACGGAGCATGGAATTTTTTGAACTGAACCATCAAAAGAGAAAAAAGAATCAATGCCCATCCAAAAAGATCTACCGTTAGTTTCTACAACTGAATGTAGTCCAGCTGCTCCACACGCAGATCCTAGTTGATTGAATCCAAAAGTAAAAGGGGCTCCAATTAATTGCATTTGATATAATGCGGTATCAGTCCAAATCAGTACAGCACCACGTGAACGAGCAGCGGCAGTAAGTCTACTACCATCTGTTAGTCTTTGTGATCCTGCTGTATTAGTTGAGCTAGGGGTCCAAGATGTATAATCATCTTGATCAGACCATCTAATAAACATATCATCTTGAGTTGTAGCACTAGCAATAGTTGTCTCTGTTCCGAATAAAATAACATGACGATCAGTACCAGAAACCATCGCGAATCTACTTGTTGTTGGGGCATTACTTACAATAGCTGCTACAGTACTAGTGCCTGCAGAAGTATCCCAATAATAAAGAGATCCATTAAAGAATTGACATAAAGCGTCTTCTCCCCAGTTATCAATAGACCATTTTCCTGAATCCAATTGAACACTATTAGGAGCCGCTAATCCTGAACGAGTTGTACCCCAAGTTGAAAGGCCCCACGTTCCAGCACCCCATCCATAACCTTGTATAGATGCTGCAGGTTTGGTATTAATCTCATAAGCTGCTGTTCCACTTCCTCCAGTTCTACCAGTGCCTCCTTCAGATGCTTCGGCAGTGATAACATAAACAGATGTAGAAGTTATTGATTGAATTTCAAACTCCCCTTCAAGTTGAGCAGCGGTTATTGAACTACTAGTTGGTGCAGTTACTGATGTAATTGTGACAAAATCACCTTCTACTGCTCCGTGTGAAGCATCCGTAACACTTACAGAAGTAGAGTTTGCAGTAGTTACAAATTGAGTTATTGAATCACCAGAGGATCTTGTTGGTGTTATATCCGACCAGGCATTATTGGCGTAGACGTAAAGTTTCTTGTTTGTTCCTGTAATTGTATAAGGATCTCCATCCAAAGAGAACCAAGCTTTTATACCTCTTGCAGCCCCTAGTAGAGCATCACTAGTTACCTTAGCCCATCCTCCAATTTTCTCAGGAAGTCCATATCTAAATCTTATATTATCACCATCAAACCAACGCCCTTCGGCGCCATATTCAGTGTCCTGTTTATCTATTCCTGGTGCTAGTTGGACCTTAACAAGTGCCATATTAACTCCTTATACAGCTGAATCGTAAAATCTAATCCAGCGTGCTGTTCCATTGATCTTAATCATAACTGCACCCGTCTTACTTCCTGCAGTAGCGGTTGAAGAAGATATACTATTAGCACTAGCAGTTCCTGAAGTACCAACAAAATTTACAAAGGGTTGATCATCATCTCCTTGATCCAAATCTAAAACTGGAATAGCCCCAGATGAACTATTTTGATCCACTTCAAGCTTCGCTGCAGGAGCTGAAACTCCCACTCCCACTCGGTCATTTCCTGCGTCCAGATAAAGAAGATTGTTATCAGCATCACCATAAAACTGTGCGTCCTTATCGGCTCCAGAACTGTTGTAGGTCAATGTTCCACCATTTAAAACAGTGTCACCGGATACAGTCAGGTTGTTGTTGGCAACCAAGTTTCCAGCGTCCGCTAGAACGTCAAATGCCGTGCTTCCGTCTGTGTATATAAGATACTTTGCTCCGGTAACCGGAAGCGTAACGGCTGTTCCTCCAGCCGGTCCAAATGTTAAAGCGTTTCCATCCCTAGTTGTAGCGTCATCAATAATGTACCAGTAAGGATTAGCTTCACAGGTAACGGCTCTTGTGCCTGTTAATGTTCCTGTAAATTTAAGTGCGGCCCTGCTTTGTTGATCACCAGTTCCACCACTTGCTGTAGTTAGGGCCTGTGTACCATTTCCAGCAACGGATATGGATACATATCCCTTAATCGCATTTTCTACTTTTTCTAAATTTTCGTTTGTTACAGTACCCCATGTTCCTGAGTTGGAACCTGTAGTCTGTAAGTCTAAGTTTAATATCGTCGAGTCAGCCATTTATCCTCCTAAGATTTTGAAACTGTTGTCCAAGTGTTCGATGCATCATTATCCACTTTATTCCAAATACTAAATGCCAATGTACCAGCACTAAATGTCGCCGAACTTCCAGTTACATTAACAACTGAACCTCCTGTAACTGTAGTATTTCCAATACTGAATGTTGCAACTGAACCAGTTGGTGTATAGACTGATTCTATAACAACAGATCCTATGCTAAATGTTCCTGCAGATCCAGAAGGAGTAACAGTAGCTCCTGCTGTAACTGATACAGATCCAACGCTAAATGTAGCAGCACTACCAGTTATTAAATACTTAGATTCAATAGTGGCATTTCCAATGCTGAATGTAGCAGCAGATCCACTAGGTGTTATACTAGCTGTGCCTGTAACTGTCAAGGATCCTGCGGAGAATGTAGCTGTACTGCCACTAGGCATTACATATGTTTCCTTATTAGAACCGGCAAAAGGCATTGCTGCAAAAGCATTTTCTGCAAATGAAGCGTCTGTAGTAGCTGTTCCAGGGTAAGGTGTGACAGACCCTACACTAAATGTAGCCGCAGAACCTGATGGAGCATAAGTAGAAATAAAGGTTAGAGATCCAATACTGAAAGTGGATACATTACCACTAGGAGTTGGAGTAACTCCAATATCAATAGTTACATCATTAACACTAAAGGTAGCCGCAGATCCAGTTGGGGTATAAGTAGATTCTACTACCTCATTCCCAATGCTGAAGGTTCCAGCAGACCCTGTGGGTGTAATAGTTGGTGATAAAACATAAGATAAAGTTCCTATACTAAATGTAGCTGCGGAACCAGTAGGTGTAAAATAAATATCTCCAAGGTTTGTACCCGCAAAAGGTTGCTCCGCAAAGGCAACTTCACCGAAAGATGAGTCTAGCCATGTTTCAGACCCTGGCAAGAATGTAACGGATCCTGCACTAAATGTAGCCGTAGAACCACTTGGTGTGACAGTTTGAATAGTTACAATCGAAGGCGTGGATGTAGATGCAGTGATACCACTTCCGCTCGCTAGAGCGTAAGTGGATAGCTCATTTCCTGAAAAAGCAAATTGGCTGAAGGCTGCTGACCCATATCCAAAATTCTGTACGTCTGCTACTGCCATGTAAAGGTCCTATAAAATTGACAGTTTATCACATTAATGCTATAAAGCAAGGAAACATAGTAAAAAAATATATGCAGAATTAAGGAAAAATATGATTAAAATAGGTGATAAAGAATACGATGAAAATAAATTAAGTGAGGATGCTAAAAGATCTATAGCTCAATTACAGGAAATTTCTAAAAGAAAAATTAAACTAACAATGAATTTTCAGGATCAGGATGTTTTGCAAAATCATTATAATAAGATTCTCCTAAAAGAGTTATCTAAAAATAAAAAGTCTAATTAAAATATTATCCTTCCAGTGTAGTCACTCTTGTTTCCAACTCCTTCAGAGCTGCAGTAAGTAAAGGAACTAGCTTAGCGGCGTCCATAGATTGAAACTTATCAAATGTTTTTGAAGCACTCCAAGTTGTATCAGAGGCATATATTCCATCTGCCTTACCTTGTATCCATTGAGCTTCTGTAACACCATCAGCATCAACATTACCTGATGAATTTACAACAACATTTGTTCTTACTTCTGTTTCATCTTTAACCCCATTAACTGCTTCTGGTACTAATTCTGAAACTTCATGCGCTAAAAATCCGTCTACTGTTGCTTTGCTTACGCTATCTATCATATTATATCTTATAGGTTTTAATTGTCTAAGCCTTGATGTGCCATCAGATAAATCTACAATATTTTCTTTCATCCTATAGTCTGAATTTGAATTGTAGCTACAATTCAAATTATCAACACCAATAGTTATTTCCCCACAATCTCCTCCATTTCCTCTCCTAAACTGTACACCTTGTTGGCTACTACCAGTGTTGGTGGCAGCAGCAACAATTAGATTAGATTGTCCTGAGTTGGATTGACTTACAAATCTTGGGCTAGATCCTCCGAAATTTCCTGTAGTATTAATTGAAAATTTGTTTCCATCAAAACGACAACTGGTTTCACCATTCAAAGTACCAGAAGTTCCAGTTCCAGTAATGATAAAATTGTCTGTATTATTATTGATTGTTGTTCCACCAGCATCTTCCCAAGAAATGTCTGTGCCGTCAGACGTTAATACTTGATCTGCTGAACCTTGTCCTAAGATTGATGTTACACTACTAGCATTTCCGTATATGATACTTCCTCTATCCAAAGCATCCAGTTTATTTAATTCAGTAGCAGTTGAAGTCATATTAGTACCGGCAAGTGAAAAAGTTCCGCTTATGTCACAAGTACCATTAATGTCTATAGCAGTTGCTGTTAAGTCAATTTCATCCGTTGCTCCCAGTGATAATACAGTTGCGCTAGAACCTTGTATAAATTGAGATGCATCATTAAAACAGATTTTATTAGTTGAATTTAATGTTAATCCTGTTCCGTCAGTATGTGTTAAAGTTGTATCCTGATCATCACCAAAGTTTATAACGGCGCTGTCATTAAAGAAAGCGTCATTAAATTCTAATGATGTTGTTCCTAAGTCAGCTCCGCCTGAAGCGTCTGGCACAAAAGCAGTTTCTGCTGTAAATGTAGCAGTTCGTATATTAGAAGTTCCGTTATCTATTGCTCCGAAACCTGAAGTTATTGAACCTGAATCCAATGCTCCAGTTGTAACAATGTTACCACCGCCAACACTATGACTTGAAAAGTAAGTTGATACTGTATCAACATTGGTCATTGCCATTGTTCCACCATCATTAACAAGAAGACCGTCACCTGAAGCAACGGCAGTAGTACCTCTTGAAGTACCACCATCTATTAAGTTTATTTCTGCGGCTGTTGTAGTTATATCAGTTCCTGCAAGAGAAAAAGTCCCACTTATATCGCAAGTACCGTTAATATCAATTGCTGTAGCAGTTAAATCTATTTCGTCAGTTGCTCCTAAAGATAATACTGTTGCACTAGAGCCTTGTACAAATTGACTAGCGTCATTAAAGCATATTTTATTTGTTGAATTTAAAGTTAAACCTGTACCATCAGTATGAGTAAAAGTTGTATCCGAATCAGCGCCAAATTTTAAAATCGAGGAATCAGATCCTAAAATAAGATCATTTGGTAATGTAACATTACTACTAGCATCTTCAATAACTGCTTTACTGGCTGGTAAAGTACAAAATATTTCCTTAGTTCCCGAACCAAAATCTACTGCACTATCACTATTTGATGATGAAATAACTGTTGTACGTGTAATAGTAGAACTATCACCAGCTAAGGTTCCTAAACCTACTTCCCACTCAGTAGGAGTGTCTGTGTTTACTACCGCATAATAAGTTGTATTGGAATTTCCAATGCCAGCTGAAAATGTTTCAAAGCCAGAAACTGCCCCTGCGAATGTTAACGCTCCCGTGCCAGTTGTACTGGAAGTTTCCTTTACACGGTCATTAATTACTAATGCCATTTTAAACTCCTTACGCTAGTCGTAGTATAGCGTTTGATGCGTCTGCTGCTGGAAACTGTATGGTAAATGTTCCAGCTGTAGATGTTTTATCCCCACCAAAATCTAGTACTACTACAGCTTTATCACTTTGAGTATCATTATAAATTAATGCTCCTCTTGCTGTAATTGTTGCTGACGTCCAAGACGTATCAGCGAAATCACATACTGCGGTATCTGAACTAAGAGTTGGAGTAACACTAGTTAAAGTATTTCCAGTTGCTGTATAGCCAGTGCCTGAAACTTCATTAGAAGAAGTATAAGCAGTTGTAGATTTAGATAATGTAGCGGAGTTGGTATACAAAGAAATTTTAAATGAGTTACCAGTTGTCGCAGTAAAATTATGCGTCCCTGTTAGTACCTCTGTTTTAAAACTATTTGCCACAGCTTGCGTGATAGCCATATTATTGTCCTCCTGTTGTTGCGCCACCCATTGGCTTAATTGAACCTAGTTGAGGTTGGAAGGATGGGCGTGGTATTCTTAATGCACCATGCATATAATCATCACGTTGAGCCCTTCCCATTTGTTGCATAGCGACAGCTTGTAGAGCTTGTGCATATGATTGTGTATAAGTTTGCAGCATCTCCATGGGACCTTTTAAAAATTTAAAAGCTTCCACAAGACAACCGTATAGTAATGCTTTTGGAGCATTATTACTTACCCAAGACGTTGTATTCGTACTTGATAAAGCAGTATCTAGTTTACTCAAAGCCAACTCAAAATACAAGGCTGAACTTGGAGTAGGGACAACATATATACTGTTGTAGTCCCATTGTGTATAATATTTTGGTGTACCTGTCAAGTTTCTATTTGGCCAGTACTCATTCATAAATGATACATCCTTTTCCTCTAGATATGTACGATTACCAGTAGAATCAGTAGCTGTCAAGTCCGCTAAAACATTAACACTTCTTATTACAGAAAACTCAGATGGGGTAGGTGCTGTTCCTCCGGGTACAATTAAAAAAGGATTAGAAGAGGTGAATTGAGTATATTGATACGACCTAAAAGCTGGAATATCCAACTGTCTTACAAGGTCATTTTCAGTATGCTCAATAAAATCATTAACAATAGTATCAGATAAAACACTACTATCTGTTTCTGTATACTCTCTTATTTGGGTTACTAATTCACTATATGTTGTCATTATGCCCTACTATTTACTGGTCCGGCAGAAGCATAAGATCCTCCACCTACGTCTGTAGAAGTCGCTGCACTATTTACAACAAAAGTATAACTATCACTAATAGTAGTATCCTGTGGAGATGTAGTATTAACAACTGTAATGGAATATGATCCATAAACTTTAGATCCATCATCATGTGCTACCGCTGTTGTGTCTCCTAGGGTAGTTCCATACGAAGGAGCTCCACTTCCACGTGTCAATCCACTAAGAACATTACCAGACCTAGATGTGTAT